GTCACCGGACATCCTGTTATGTATGGTATGATAGTTTACAAAGCCGTCGCGTACATAGCCTTTGCACTTATTTGATCGTTGTAGACCCATTAACTTCCTGAAGAAAGCGTCACCTGGGTAATACAGTTGATAAATAGAGTGTTCCCATTTAAGGGCAGCATTGGATACGTGTTGGTCAAAGCGACTTGCGTCGAGTCCAACTGCGACGGGGTTTGTGTATTTGCTCCAAGTAGCGAATAGAGACGCGCCACGTTGTTGCATATTCAGTCCTTTGTAAACTACAACATCCCCGTAGATGTTGTTTATGGTCTTATAAATTTGCTTCTCAATCGGCTTTATAAACCGACCTGTCTCCACCAAGTACCTAGGATCACGCGGTTGGATGATCCTAGGAACGGCATCAGGTTTAACGGTAAAATTGTATTTCTCGGCCTTGACGAAAGCTCTAATATGAGAGCTATTAGGGTCAAAGCCAAGTAATTCATTCTCCTTAGCAGCATTAAGATAGACTTGCCTTCTGCGACCCTGGTATGACTCGGCAAAAGCCAGAGCCTGCATCGGGGTGGTATATTGACATTCCTTCTTAATGAGAGTGGTGAACGTATACATAGTTTCGTTAAAATCTTTAGAGGTTGGCCGAAAGGGGGTGGTGAATTTCCCGTCTTTCTTGACGAAGAACACACGTTCCTTAACGGCTCTACTTAGTGATGTGAGAGTGTTGTTGTAAACGGCGTAATTCACTTCATGGGACAGCCCAGTGAAGCAAAAAGTTTTGCGCTGTTTACAAATGCCACCTAATGTACCTACCTTCAGGTCAGGATGGTTAGGTGCTGTCGAAACTCGACATTCCATCCCAGGTAGTTGCACTAGGCCACATCAGCCTTCTCTTGGCTTTGGTCGATGCCTTACGGCACCGAGCCAATTCCAGATGGAAGGCTTATGGCGAGGGGTGTAGATGGTCGCGGCTTGTTCTAAACGATCAAGCACAGCTTTAGAGTTTTTAAACTCTACTGCCTCCAGGTCATAACAATCTGGAACAAATACCATCTCTACAGCCAATGATAGTTGCTTTCGGATGTGCGTTGGCCTGAGCCCATGTTCGCGCATCTTACGTGATAACCATCTTCGAGCCACTAGTCGGTTGGCACCTGTGTCAAC